AAAGCGACAAATGCGAAGCAATGTGCGCGTCATGATTCTGCTCAGGAAACGGCTGGTAAGGCTGTCCCGTTACAAACATGCCGTTCTCCTCCGCACAGCCAAGAGGGGCCGGTGGGGGTGGAGGAGGCGGCAATATTTGCTCAACCTGCTGTATTCCCATGGCTTCGTACATACGCTTGTATGCTTCATAAATTCCCATGGGGCCATGAATTTCTGGCGCTGCCTGAACCATTTGCAACATCTCTTGAGCCATCATTACACGTTGGCTCATCGAGAAAATATTAGGATCAGATACCGGGATAATGTCTATGCGATCGTCAAAGTCAGATTGCTTAACTGACTGATCACCATTGGCTGTCATGTACGGATAAACCGGCGGCATGTAAGTCTTAAATATTTGCGCTAGTAATCCGAACTCAATACGCTGTGAATAATGCAATCGCTTATGGATTGCACTCATGACACGGCTACCGCGTTCCAGTAACGCAACAGTCGTACCTACAGGAGCGGCCTGATTACCATCTCCTATCTGCATATCACCAATGGAAGCGAAACGCTGGCCTGATTCAACCAGCATTCCCAATAAATTCAATAACGTGCCGCTTGGCTCCTTAAACGGAAGCGGCATCAGGGCATCACGCAATGACCCTCCGGGGGCATCCATGTCCCTAAATTCACCAGGCTGGATTGGGGTATCATTATCTTTGATACGAATGCCGCGAGCTTTAAATCCGGCGGGGAGATTGGATAGGGTTCCCGCGTCAATCAACTGTCTTAGTATGGAGGTCGCACCACGCGACAGTCCACCAATCATATGGGTCAGGCCGAAGCCATAAAAACCCACGCCTGGTAAAAACTTGTAATGAACGAAATAATCCACACGCTTACGCATGGGATCATTGGGTTCGTAATTCCTACGAATCGAAAGAATAGAAGAGTCTCTAGGAGATAACGTGACAATGTAAGGAAGTTTAATTCCAGTCAGTTCGCCATTTTGGTCAACATCCTCGTAGCCCGGAATGTCCAACTCAACATGCATCTCATAGATTTCACAGTCATCGTTGCTGCCATAAGAAGGCTTAACACCTTGCAGCTCATCCAGTTCTTCCTGAATACCATCCTGATTATGCAGATTGTCAGAAATGTTCGACATGGGGGTCTTTCGATAAAACCCCGATTGCTGCATTTTTCTTACATCATTGACCGACATATCAATGACATGGGTAATTCTGTTTGCGCTTTCCAGACTGGATGCGCCATAAGACACGACCAGCTTCTCGGAAGGGATGAAACGAGACACTGCTCTGTTTAGAGTCTGGTCAAAGTGAACCTTTCTAAACGCACTACCTGATAAGGGTAAATAGAACAGTAGCTGGTCGGTCTCAGGGTCATACTCTTTCATCACCTGAGTGATCTGGTAGTTCATGTACTCCTGTACACGCGCTGCCTGTAAATCGGTTCCGGGGGTGGCGAAGCCAACAGTCTGAGCCCTAACTGGGCCACCAGATGGTAACATCTCTTTGTAAGCCTGTGCCTGAAACTGAGTCACTGACTCAGCAAGTAAGGGGTGGATTACGCCTGATGCACCCTCAAAAGGTTCAGATCGATCCTCAAACTTCATACCAAGGTATTCAAGACCTTCTCGATACTGCTGCTCCCATTCCTTTCGAGAAGATTTATCCGACTGAAAATCAGCCATGGCGGAATTGTAAATACGGCCTAACTCGGACTCATCAATAGTTTCTGCCAGGTTGGCATAGAAATCTTCGCCCGGAGCCATCTGCTCCATCGGAGGAGCGCCGATCAGCATCGTGCCATCCTCCAAGGTCTCTATAGTTTCATCCTCAAGACCATCAAACATTGAGGTAATTTCTTCACCCTCAACAGTGACTTCAAGCTCTTTGGTGTTGTCTTGAATGTCTAGGACTTCTTTATCAATGTCATCTACACCGCGTTCAACTGCCATAGCTTACTCTTTGTCTGCGTATAGGTTGTCAAATATTCTATTGACATCCAAAGTATAATCCAAGTCTGATTTGCTGTAATGAATATGTTGGGAGGGTTTAAAATCAGGCGCACCTTTCCCAGTCTCAAACCAAGCTGGATGGGTCACTCTAACACGATTATTTGGTAAAGCTACAATATTTCCAGTCCACGGACCTGCGTCCAACAGCTCCATTACATGCGATTGTTTGTGTTGAGCGGGGTCATCTGCAATTTCATTCTCGGCATAATCTACCGTAAAGAGATATTTGGCTGGGTACATTTCGCCATCGATCTTGGCCAGCCAAGGACATGGCGTGGCTCTATCAAGAACATAAACAGCATGATGGTGTGAAGAACAATCCCATGGTTGAGCATCATGTACGGCCATGGGTATAGGCCATTCTTCAAAAGGAGTGTCTCCGACCAAGGCGGTAATAGGCATACGCGCCCACATCGCACCGCCATGGATGTTCTCCATTTCCTCGTCATCGTCAGCTTCACAGCCAGTAAAGATTACTTGAAAACTTAAACACCGAGTTGGCATCGTAGTAACAGCAATCACCATCGCGTGTAAAAACTCGCCATGGTATCTTTCGTGATTCACTGTGTATTCCCTTCTCACCCACGCCTTGAAATGCGGGATGTTGCTTTGGAGGTACGCCAATTATTTTAACTCCACTTATTCTCCCATTTGGTGACTATCCCACCATTCTTAAATCCGCGAAGCGTCTTAGCAAGGCGAGCGCGTTGGCCAAGTTTTCCTCCCTCCTTGGCCGCAGCATTTAGCTTCTTCATCGGAATCTTCTCGCCTTCCTTCACCCCAAGCTGTTTACGCAAAGCTCCTGGCTTTTTAATCGCGCCTTGTATCCAGTCTTTAGCCATTGTTATTCATCGCCCTGCCAAAACCTCTTTCAGCCTTTCCTACGCCTGTAGGCTTTTCTTTATTTTTCTTTTCTTTTTCTTTTTGCTTTCTTTTTCTTTCGGCGTCTTCTTTTTGGCCTCTTTTTACGTTCTCAATATAACCGCCAACAATAACTGCTCCCGAGCCACCAGCAGTTGCGCCCACGGTTGCTTGACCAATTTTTTCTTCTGTGCCTACTTTAAGCCCACTCGGACCTTTTCTGTTTTTGCGCCTTTGCTCTCTAGTCGAAGAACCCATATCCCTCCTAGCGGAAGGAGGGGTTTTTTCTTTTATTTCCTTATCACGCTTTGCTTGAGCCCTTTTAAGCTTGTCGTAATAGGACTTAGCCGCTTTTCCAGCTTTTAGTATACTCATAGAGGTTACCTTATCACTGCGCCCCAACCGCGCTTCGCAACACCTGCGCTTTGTGGTGTGGACTTCTTTCTTGCGCCACGGCTCTCATCACGGCGAGACTTCATGCTCTGGGACTTGGTGCTTTCCTTACCCCTACGCATACCCAAGGACTCGTCAAGTCTGTCATCAGCGCCTTGCTTGGCCATACCGCCAGTCTTGTAACCAGCAGGCATCATGCCGCCTTTCTTGCCACCCTTGGATGCCATCTTGGACTTCATCATGCCGCCGCCTTTCATTCCACGGGCCATCTTTCCGCCTTTGGTTCCGCCTTTAGAAGACATTTTTGATTTCATCATGCCGCCCATGTTTTTCTTTTTGGCTTTACGACGATCTTCTGCGTCTTCAATACGGCCTTCAACTCGAGTAATTCTTCTCTTTAAACGCCTCTTTCTGCCTTCGTTCTCAGCAGCCTCAAGTCGCCTCTTCATCCTGGCTAATCTGCGCTCACGGAAAGTTTTAGATTCTGTTTTGGCTCCAGTGCTTTTGCCTGAGCCTTTGCCAGATCCTTTGCCGCCAAAGTTTTTAAGACCAGTCTTGTCTTTTTTGGATCCTTCAGTGGCTTCTTCGTCTGCTTTTAAAAGCTGGTCTATTATTAAAGGAGTAGTACCAAGGGCTGCTGCTCCGCCAATTATGCGTTTACGACCAGATCTTACAACAGCAGATCTTTGTCCTAATTTTTTTTCGTCAGCCATTCTTCCAGTCTTAGGATTTCTTAAACCAAATCCCTTGCCTAGATTTCTAGTAGTTGTTCCTGGAATCACTTCTAAACCCTGAGCTTTCTTTCCACCCGCTCGAGTAGAAACTCCTCGCTCCATTTCCCGTAGAGCTTCTAAAGCTTCCCTGCCTTTTTTGGTGAGGGCTTTACCGCCTTCTTTAAAAAATAAGCTTAATGCCGCCATAATAGTCTCCTAGTAATAAACGCGCTTTTGTCGGTACATTTCCTCTTCAGCCTCGTCAGAATAAAGAGATATGAAATTACCCTGTCTGAATCTTAATATAGCTTGTGTCATCGAGTCTACATAATCATCGTGCTCACCGAAAGGGAAAGAAGCGCACTCCTCCACCACTTCTTCAGCAAACATTCGATCAGGAGCCCAGACCATTCCAGCCTCAAATACAGGGCTTACTGCATGGACTCGAGTCATCTTGTCGTTACCCCTTGATGGACGATAGTTGGTGACGGGTACACCCATGGTCCTCAATTCGTGGGTGAGGGGCGTTCCACTGGCCTGTGCCTCGATTAACACCACATCGGGTTCGTATTGCTCATATTGGTCCATTGCAATCGCCTTGAGCTCTGGAAAGTCCCAACGACCACGTTCTGCATTAAGCAATACAATTGCATCACCCTTATCCTCACCTGGACTAAAAATACCCCAGGTGGTAATCGCACTGTAGTCAGCAGTCTGCTTCTTACTGAATGCCGTATCATAACTCTGAATAATGTAATGACATGGGGGAGGTGAGTCATCTTCCCAGATGTTCCACCATTCGCGCTTGATAATAGCGCCTTCCTCAGATGTGGGGTTCTGCTGATATTGTGCGTTCCATTTGGTTACAGGAATCGAAGCCTTGACCGCTTCCAACTCCTCTTTCTTCCAGAACTCAGGCCACGTAGGCTCGCCAGACGGTAAAATCGCCGGTAATTCTACAACTTCCCACTGATCTGCATGGGGGTCCCTAGTCATTTGACGGATCAAGTTGCCCGTCATGTCTTTCTCAGACCAACGCGTCTGCACCAGAACGATTGCACCACCCGGCTGCAAACGCTGCCGGGGACCCGCCGTGTACCATTCCCACGCGTTCTCAAACCCGCTTGCCGACATCGCTGTCTGCTCCGAGTGCGGGTCGTCAATAATAATTAAGTCACCACCACGACCAGCCAAGTTCGAACCAACACCCACCGCGTAATACATACCACCGGATTTCGTGTCCCAGCGCCCCGACGCCTTACTGTCCGCCGACAAGATCGTATTATCAAAAATCTCCTGATAGTCGTCCTGCTCCAGAAGATTCTTGACCTTCCTGCCAAAATTCACCGCAAGCT